TACCTTCATACAATGTCCCTTTTCTCCTCCCTTTCCAATACTTACCCCACCTGGGGCGGTCTTTCATCCTTTCTGACTAGCGAGGCTGGTGGTTATCTCCGTGTGGATGACCATTCTACGCCTGAGCAGCCGTTTGCGCTTATCCGCTACGTCAAGGGCAAGAGCAACTTCTCATTGCCTCATGTTGACGCGTTCCGCTCCGTTGTATGGGACGTAATCAAGAACACTCCTGTGAGTGTTGCGCCGCAGAAGAGCGAGACGGGCGAGTCTATGCCGGCGACGCCCCTGGTGGAGGGATTTGCTATTGAGCGCTTCATTGACGGTGTAATGATCTGCGGGTTCTACGACCAGTACAACAAGGTGTGGCGCTTCCATACGCGCTCCACGCTCAATGCGAACTGCCGCTTCTATAGCCAGACGAAGAGCTTCCGCACCCTGTTTGAGGAAGCAGTTAGCACATCAATGACGTGGTCCGACTTCCTTGCGTCGCTCAACCCGACGACGCAGTACACGTGGGTGCTTCAGCATCCTGAGAACCGTATTGTGGTCAATGTGACAACGCCGACGATTGTTTGTGTTCAGAAGCAGACGTATCTGAGCGGTACGCTTGTTGCCGTGACGGACACGACGCCGTTTGATGTTGCGAAGCTGTCGGTGGCATCGTGGAGCGAGCTGAGCACCAAGCTCCAGCTGGAAAATGCGCAGTTCAAGCACAATTTCCAGGGTTACGTTATCAAGAACGGTCTGAGCTTTCGCTGGAAGGTGCGCGGTGAGGCGTACAACCGTGTTCGCAAGATGCGCGGCAACTCGGCGCGCCGCGACTATCTGTGGCTGGGTATGTGGCGCTCAGGTACACTCCGTGACTACCTGGCGATTTATCCTGAGGAGCGCCAATCCGCAAATGCCATTGCTGATCGCTGGAAGACGATTAGCCGCACGGTGTACAATCTGTACACGGATGTATTCAAGGCGCGCAGCCTACAGAAGGGACAGATTCCGCCGAAGTACCGCCCGTTTGTCTTTGGGCTCCACAATCTGTATATCAACGAGCTCAAGCCGCAGAGCAAGACGGTGGACTGGGCGACCGTGCTTCAGTATATGAACGCTAGGGATACGGCACAGGCACTGTATGCAATTAACTGGGAGGTGCGTGCCCAGAATCAGATGCAGACGATTCCGCTGGAAGCGCAGGCAGTCACTGATGGTCCTACTGATTCATCGACCGCAGAGCCGGTGCCGACCGCGGCGGCGACCGTGCCGACGTATGAGGCGCAGCCGGTGACTGGAGTCATCTAAGCCGCCAACACAATACTAAACCTAAAACCAAATAAAAACAAGTAAAACTTCAAAACCCATAAATTTTTTAGTCCCACGCCCTTCGTTTAAACGCGTAAACTAACGAAACCCCATACCGTAGAGCAAATGTGCGGGATTTGGGCAGCACTCAAAGCCGCTGGGCTTACGGAAAAGCAGGCGCTTGCTTACGTTAAGAAGCTAGAGCCACGGGGTCCAGAATATATTGCCATCAATGATATATCCGGTGTCTTGCTAGGATTCACCCGCCTTGCGATTAATGGTCTAACGCCGCTGGGTCACCAGCCGTTCCGTCAACCCAATACGGCAACCGTTTGTAACGGCGAGATTTACAATTATAAGGAACTTGCCGCCCGTTGGAACCTTGATCTTCCTATGGGCACAAGCGACTGTGCTATTATTCCGCATCTAGCAACCCATCTACCCCCAACCGAACTGGTCCGCACCCTGGATGGCGTATTTGCCTTTGCGCACGTGAACACCACAACAAACACGCTGCTCGTCGCCCGCGATCCATATGGCGTCAGACCATTGTATGAAGCCCAGTACGCCGATGGATCTACGATTTGGTCTTCGGAAATCAAAGCCCTTCCAGCAGATTACACACAAATTATGCCGTTTCCGCCAGGAACATGGAGACTTTACAACATATTCACTGGTACGCTTATCAGCACGTATAAGTACCATGAAGTTCCTCATGTAAAACTTTCAGTGTTTGGATTTCCCAGTGGATTATCGTTAGCAAAGGTTGCATTACACGATGCTCTTACATCGGCGGTAAAGAAGCGTCTGTTAAGCGATCGCCCGATCGGTGCGCTGCTAAGTGGCGGCTTGGATAGTTCACTGATTGCGGCAATCGCAGCGCGTGAACTAAAAAAAGATAACAAGAAACTTCATACGTTCAGTATTGGAATGCCTGGATCGACCGATCTTGTTTACGCCCGAATGGTTGCGGAGTTTATTAAGTCAAAGCATCACGAAGTGGTTGTAAGCCCTGAGGATTTTCTCAATGCGATTCCGCAGGTAGTCCACGATATTGAGTCGTACGATATTACAACCGTACGAGCCAGTGTCGGCAATTGGCTCATTGGTAAGTACATTAAAGAACATACGGATATTAAGGTCGTCTTTAATGGCGACGGCAGTGATGAGATTGGTGGAGGGTATCTATATTTTTACAGGGCGCCGAGTGACGAGGAATTTGAGGCAGAGTCTGAACGGCTCCTCAACGAAATCCACTTATATGATGTGCTCCGCTCCGATAGATCTATGGCGGCGCACGGCTTGGAGGCGCGCACGCCGTTTCTAGATAAAAATGTTGTGGCGACGTGGCGAGCGATTGCGACCTATTTACGTAGACCTAAACCCGCAAATACCGAGGGTCGTGGTAAGATGATGGAGAAGTTTATTTTACGCGAGGCATTTGTCCACGATCATTATCTGCCGCTAGATGTGCTTCTAAGAAAGAAGGAGGCGTTTAGCGACGGTGTTAGTGCAACAACCGACTCGTGGTACCTTAAGACAAGTATGTACGCAAAAACTCTCGACCAATCGCAGCAGATATATACTCACAATCCCCCGCAAACGGACGAAGCCCGTTGGTATCGCCAACTGTTCACCGCAAGTTATGGCGACAAAGCAGCAACCTTGATTCCGCGTATGTGGTTACCACGGTGGATAGAAGGTGCTACAGATCCGAGTGCCCGTACGCTCAAAGATTTGTATCCTTAAAGTAAGGAATGATTTACGAAGCACTTCTGGTGCTATCAGAGGTGATTTTATCCGCATACCCGATGTTGATTAAACTGGTAGATGTGAGTGTTATTTTCCAAACGGGTCTGCGTATGGCGGTGTTTACAGTCTTAGCCGCATTAGCCGCTGTTATTACAAAAAATCCCCTTGCAATTGGGTCGCTCTTATCAACAGAAACGTTAGCAACCGGTGTTCTCAATCTAGTTCACGTATTTACAAGTTATACAGCGTTTGATCAGCTGACCGGCGGCAACGCAATGGCACTGTTCTATACTTATCCTGTATTTAGTATATTAGCTACGGCAGTAGTCTTTAAGGAGGAAATTCAAATGAAGTCAATCCCGTGGATTATTCTTGCGTTTGGCGGCGCCGTTGCCCTTGCCCAGCCAACAACAACAAATTGGACACTGATTGGTGTTATTAGTGCCTTAGTCGCCGCGCTGACTGAGGTCGGTATTTATATTTGGTTCCGTTGGCGTAGGGAGAAAGAAGATACACAGCCTTGGACGAAGATGATACAGATGTACGGCGGCAGCGGCGTTTTGTGGGCTGTAGGTATCGCCGCCGCCGCCGCATTTGGCATCCTTGCCAAGAATACATTTAATATTACACCATCTAGCCTTGGCAGTATTCTTGCGTTCAATTCGTTAATAGGATTTGCGGGCTACGCCCTACGTTTCTTCCTTATTCCGCAGGTAAGCACAATGCTGTTTAGTGCTCTTTCGTTCTTTGGTATTTTTGCGGCGTACATATTTGATTGGATATTTACAAGCCAGAAGCCAACCGCAATACAAATCGCAGGTGCACTGGCAATTATTATTGCAAATACGGTGCTAGTGACAAGAGAGGTAATTTAACCAGTCTTTGTTTAAAAGAAAGATTCAGTATAAATAATTATAAAAATGGAACTGTTTGAGAGCCATTTTGATAATTTAACTGGCAATTTATATCACGATACTACAAACGATACGTATGAGTTATTTTCGCATCGAGGAACTCCTAAACATATTAATTATTTAACATTTAGAAAATTATTCGAGTCTATGAAGGGACTCAAAGAGCCTATTATTCTGGAATCTGGAATCGCTTCTGATGGAACCCAAAGTACATATTTATTTAATGAATATGTTCGAAAATATGGTGGACGTTTCTGGTCAGTTGATATAAATCAGTCGTTGGTTGATACGCATAAAGGAAATATGTGCCCTGCCACACAACTTATTGGCGATGATAGTGTTTCTTTTTTTAAGAACTGGTCCAAGGAACACAAGGAGGCAAATGTTATTTATTTAGATAGTTATGATCTGGATTTTTATAATCCGACGCCATCTGGAAACCACGGGCTTGCGGAATATAAGGCACTTCTACCCGTTGTCAAAAAAGATACTCTCATGCTGATTGATGATACGCCAATAAATCCTTATTGGTTAGATACACGAGACACACTGTACAGTGATATGAAAACGTTTTACCAACAGCATAAGTATATGCCAGGCAAAGGAATGTATGTATTAAATGAGACAAAACACGCCGATACACTTATTCATAATTATCAAATACTCTATAAATTTAACTAAAGGGTATATAAAGAAAGGTAAATAATTTTATAGTAAATGCCACGAAATGGATTTTATATTTTTTCTTACCGTCCATTGGAACTATGGGAAAGACCGCTATTAATTCAGAATTCCTACTATAATACACAGCATAAGTTTCCAACTAGCCTGATAACCGTTCAGGTAGCACAGCGTGGACATAATACAATAACGGCAAATAAAGAGTTCAATGGAAAATATGTGAAGGATTGGTTTGTATATGAGTGTAATAAGAATGTATATCAAATCTATCCCCGCGAATACAAGTGGCTGGATATTCGCGTCCCTAATAAAATCACGTTTGCTACGTACATTCCAGATATCGTAAATGCGGGTGATACACTCGTATTCGAGATTGAGGACAAAGCGAAGCACCTAAATTAACCCTATATAACAAGGATAGGATGGCGGCTACACCGGCAAATAGCCTAACCCTGGTAAGTACGGGTCTAGCTGATTCACGTTTGATGTCCCCTAAGGGCAACCCAGACATACATCAGTTTGTTCATGTAATCAATAAAACGACTCGCTTTTCAGCGCAATGGAATAAGGTAGATTTCGACGGTACACCCGAGTTCGGTCAACGCGTCAGCCTTACACTTCCTATGATTGGCGAATTGGTAAACGGGGTGATGATAGTCGTCGAAATGCCAGATATTTACCAAACTCAATTGTTAGCAATCCAGGCAGCAAATGGAAATCCAAATATTAAAGTCATCGATCCAAATAATCTAGGAAACTTCTTGGGACCGCTTTTTGGTTGGAC